TATACCAATAAAAATAAATAAAATATATTTTAATTTCATATATATATATATATACTAGGGAAAAAAATAGTTGTATCATTTGATTAAAAATTAAATATTTTTATTATGTTATGCGTCAACCACCAATTATACATTATCTACTTAAGTTTTTGATAGTAATTCCATCCGTGCATTTGATTATACATTCTAGGAATCAGGAGAATAAAATGTTTGTAACCCTTTTCCCCATACTGGCCGACGCCATCTATTGTTTCCAAACTTTCAATTCTAATCTTGTTTGGTTCACTATCCAAAATTTCTATTATTTTACTTTTTATATAACGGCGCCCTAAATCTTGGTGGGGGTCTTGGTGGGGGTCCCCGCGTTCTCCGAGGGGCCGTGTTATATACCATATATATTTACCTAATAATTTATCGCTTGGTGGAGATATATACTCTTCTATCCATCCCAGATCTTCAATTCCCTTGAGTTCGCCATCAAGATCTACTTCTTCTTTTGGTAATTTTATTATAATATCATCTTTCATTGTATCATCTGTTATATTTATACCAAATATTGGAGAAAGTAAAAATGTATCTTTTGGATTTGCTAGATAATTTAAAATATTATCTTTAAATAATTGATATATGTACACATAAGTATTTTTTTTTTTTATATTTTTATTTGTAGATTTACCCGTTAGTAAAATATAAATACCAACTCCACTCCCTGATAAAAAATCTTCTGAATAATCATCACTATCCATAAATTCTCTTAATGATTTATTATGATATTTTTGTGATATATAAAATATTTTCTTAATATGTGCTTCTTCATCTTCTAAATATATTGTTGCGTCACCATCCGGATAGTCATTTTTGTGGAAATCTTCTACATTTTTTTGAATTATTTCATATGCAGTATCTAATTTGTGTTGCGTAAATATATTATCTTCAAGTCCTAATCCGGGTATATATTCAAATGGTATCCATGTTTTTCCTATGTCTTCTACTTCTATAGTAGTATTTGTTTCATTTATATCTATTTTACCAGTATCTTTATTATATTCAAAAATATCATGAGATACTATAAATGTAGAAATATTTTCAAATCTTAAAACATTGGCAATCACCCAATGACCATTGTTATCTGTTATATATATAGGTCTTGTATGTCCTCCACCAGTATGTTTTCTTGTAAATTCTTGCTCGAAAAGGTACCGCTGATTTTCTTTCTCCCATTTCGCCACATCATCTGCTATTGCCTTTTCATATGATGGCAGGCCGTCAGCATCCGGAATACCAACACTAAAACCACTAAAATTATTAAGTATAAAATATATAAATATACCAATAAAAATAAATAAAATATATTTTAATTTCATATATATATATATATATATATATAAATACTTATATATTTATTTTAAAACTTTTTCTATGCCATTTTGTTAAACCATATTGTTTAATAGCATCTATATGTCGTTTAGTACCATAACCTTTATTATTTCTTAAATCATATTTTTCTAATTCAGGATTTTCATCTACTAAATTATATATCCATTCATCTCTATATGTTTTTGCTAATATACTAGCAGCAGCAATACTTTTGTAAGTATTATCTCCATCTACAATACATACATGATTTATATAATTGTCATTTTGATCACTATAAAATTCAAAATGATTACCATCAACTAATATTGTATCAATACTTAATAAACTCGTAATATCATCTAAACATTTATGCATACCATTCATTGTAGCATTTAATATATTATATTTGTCTATATCTTTATTATGAATTAATTGAATACTATATGCTATAGCATTTTCTTTAATATAATCTTTTAATAAAGTCCTCTTTTTTTCCGAAACTTTCTTTGAATCTCGGATTTCATAATCTTTATCATCTTTAATAGGGTCATCATCTAACCATACAACTGCTCCAACACAAACTGGTCCAAATAAACATCCTCTACCAGCTTCATCCAAACCAACTTCAATTTTATCATTTTCATAAAATTGTTTTAACATAACGATAATATTTAAATTAAAGATGTATTTTTAAATAATTAATTAAATAAACTTGTTTATTCTTTGTCGCGAGCAACAATGACAAATTCAGCAATGAATCTAGCAGGCGTTCCTGTAGTATCTCCAGCATCAAATGGATTTCCATAAAAAACGGGATCTATAGCAGTTCCAAATCTAACAGTGCCTCCCAATGTTGCAGATTTTACACCCATATCAGAAATACTACCAGTAATATTTCCTATTTTTGTTGGATTAATACTACAAACATAATTCAATTTTTTACCCTTATGTATTGCGGCATTTACTTCATTACCAGTTCCAATAGAATCATTCGGTATAAAAATACCTCCATTAATTCTATTACTATAATTGGTTGGTTTTCCAGAAGGTGTCTCACTTAAATTAGTTGCAACTACACTCTGAACATTGAATTGATCTATTTTTAATATAAACCCCATATTACATGTTGATGTTTCACCATTCTCTTTAAATCTTATAGTTGAAAATGAATCTAAATAAATATCAGATAATTTATCAATAATTAAAGGTTCTGGTAATACTAAATTAAATGTAGGTGGACTTACACCTTTACCACCTGTTGCGGCCGTTATAATAACATCTAATATCAATGATCTTTTGTCTCTTCTTTCAAATGAGTAATTAGTATTTTGGTATAATGATAATTTAGCATTTTCTTGATGCTTTTCCATTTGTTTGCCCCATTCCATATTATATTAATATTATATATTTTATTTATTATAAACCAATAAATAATAATAAATGATTTATTGAATCCATTAAGAATATATTTTTATATTTATATTTATCATATACAGAATACAAAACTAATGGTAATATAAAATTTATAATATTTAAAGTTTTCTTTATAATTGACTTGTTATAATTCTAAAAATTATAAAACATTATAAAATATATATGTATTTCATAGTAGTTATATAATATAATTTATAATGTTTTATAATTTTATATAAATGTATAAATAATGTAATTATAAATATTATTCTAAGCGATGTTATTTTTGTTTTATAAATTAATAAAAGTAATAAAATAATTATAATTTTTTCTCTGCCAATATCAAATACATTTATTTATTAATAAAAAAAAAATATAATATAATATTATATTATATGAAAAATCTTGAAAAATATTTATTATGTTTTATATTTGGCATAGTTTTATACTATATAATAAATATGATGTGTAATTGCAATAATGGTTTTAGCATTGGTATACTAGCAGCAGAATATGAAGATTGTAAAAAAGATGATGATTGTGATGATGGCTTAGCATGTAAGGAACATTTAGATACTCCAGATACCATATGTTATGACATGTCAAAAGCCCCTCAAGGGGTGACCGAGTGTTATTTTCTAATTCCATTTACGGATCGGGAAAAACAACTTGATGAACAAATAAAATTAGTTATAGAATATGGCAAGCAAGCGGAGAGCGTACCTGCGGCCGTGGCCATTCAAAACTTTTATACATATTATAGAATATTAACATTTTTTAAATTGTGTATAGATAAATATAGTCAAGCAGGGCGCGAAATAAGTAATATAGGATCCAGTTTGGATACTAAAAAGCAAAGAGAAAAAGTTTCGAATTTTGTAAAAAATATTATTAGTTTATATGCAATATTGAAAATTATATTATTTGATGAGGTCGCTGTTCCTGATGGTACTCCTCCATTACCACACCAATTTTATTATTTTTCAAATTATGCGGAAGCGAGAGATTCAACAGATCCCGAATTATTCGTCAATCCTGCCGATAAAATTAGACCAATTATAGAAGAATTTAACCCGGGAGTCGGGAGAAAAAATAAGTTTGAACAACGTTTTACCAACAAATTTACTTGGGGTAATAATGAAGAGATGATTAGTTTAGCAGATAAGATTAATGAATTTTTAAAAGATATTGTTACTACTGGTACTGATGAAAATTCGGCATTCATTTCATTACAACCAGCGGTTCAAGTGGAAATAGGTGCCCACTTCTATCAACCAATCATCACCATATTAATAAATATTGATAAATGTTTAGGTAGAAAATATGGTACGGCTCCAGCTCCGGCGGTGAGCACTATTGCACAGCCACTCGGCGCGCCGACGGGTGTTCAATCGTTTTATTATCCAAAAGTTAAAAATGATGGTGACGAGTGTGAACATGATTTTGAATGTATGTCAATGAATTGTAAAGATGGAACATGCAATTCTCCATCCAATCCTGGATTAAATTTAGGGGAATATTGTATACCTAGTTTTATTAATGATCAAAGTCAACAATGTAATAATATTGCACATTTTGCACCAATGGTGAAACCAGATTTATTAAATAATATAAATGCATCTTGTATCTTGATGGACCCATATGGCGGAATAATTATATATGCTAGGGCTCCTCAAGGTGAGAATACACGACCGGATGATGAAAATCGTTTAGGAAATTGTTTAATAGATATAACGGATGAAAAAATTTTTGATGAAATTTATAGCAGATTACCTATATTTGTTGACTCATTAGAAGACGAGAAACTCCGACCAGATTGTCTAAGCGTTGAAGAATTAAAAGAGATCACCGTAAGGGAAAGCGCCGCCCGCATCAAGGAGGAGCAAGATGCCGGTGTCTCGGTGCCTCCTTCTGATATGGAGGAGATTTTCACAGGCGTTAAAATCGGGCCATTAATTAAATCTGTTACGGTTGGCGGAATATTCAAGGCATCAGGCAATGAATATTCATTAGTTTGGCTTAAATATAATAAGATAAATAATACAATTGAATTACATGACTTGCCCGATATGGGTCAAGAACCAAATGAAATATATAGACTGAACGCTGATCAGTTTATGGAATCGGCAAAGACAGACAAGAAGTTCAAACCAATTAAAACTAATACATTTGTTAAACAAGCGAACCAATGGCCTATGTCGACGGTCGACCTATCGCCTATTAATATGTGTGAATTACAAAGATTAGAGGGGCCACTGAATAGACCACTCGAAACGGAAAATCCGCCAGATAATTATGATGAGCCATATGGAAGATTTATGTACTACAAAGAGCACGATCCCGTCATTAAATTATATTCCTTAGGTAAGCGAGTAGATAAATTTGTACAACATACGGCTTATCCAGACAAATTTTTGCAAATGTGGATATTTTTTCATCGTATATTATCTACGTATAAAGATTTTTTTGGTATGTTTCAAATATCGGGGATGGGCGGGTATACGGAGCGATTTATATATTATAATAAAAGATCCAATACTATTGAATCATCTCAAGTAAAAGTAAGTATAAATACTGAAGAAACATTAGATTCATTAATAGATATAAATGATATTAATAATATATATATTTATGATAAATTAAGTTTAACTGCAGGTTATAGCTTCTTTAATTCAGAAGAGCAAGCATATGAAAAACAATTACTAGATAGAAGATTAGCGGGTGTAGAAGTAGTCCGTGGTGATGGTACAATATACAATGTGGACTCTATTGAACTATATAAAAAATGGTTGATAGATGTATTATATGAAAAAAAAATGGATCATATAGTTCAGAAAGGCGACCATCGTAGTGATAGCCAAAAAAATAATGTACAATTTTCTCATTATATTAAAATACAATTAACGAATGGAGAGTTCAAAATTTTTAAAACAGGTGGCACAGGTAATACTCAAATTGGTAGTATATTTATTCGGAATAAATTTGCTATATATTTACATGATATTGTAGTGAACCTAAATCAAGCTGCTCAAGTAGGCGGTGGAGCAGCCGGTTCTATGCCGAATTTTTTTATAGGTGACCCTGAAGATGAAGAATTTAGTAAAAAGAGACCACCATACATCAAGATTAATTTAATTAATAAAGAACTTCATAAAGCATTATATGGTACATATTTTATGCCTTAATTTATATTATCAAACATAAATCATAACATAGTAACATAAATAATAATATCCAATGTATATATTTATTTAATTTATATATCTTTAACATTCTTATATAATCATTAAATGGCCTATTAATATCTACACCACAATAGATATTTGTATACTCTGTTAAAATACATTTTTTATATATATACCAATGAAATAATGTAGATATTACTACAATTAAATGAATAAATGGATCGAAAAAGAATGCCCCTGTATATAAATATATTGCATATATATGATGTATAAATAATAAAAATTCACCTTTATATGTATTACAATTAGAAGTAGAACGATCCATAATATATTGACTAATTACTAAAATAAAAAAAACAATATATTTGTTCATAATATATTAATTATAATATTATAATATAATATTATAATGGCTGAAGAAGTATGTTTAAATTGTAAAGTATTAGAACAAAATACAAGAAAAGTTCCATTGTGGTCTGCACGTGAAGGAAATAATTCATTATTACCAACAGTAATACATTTAGATAAATATAATCCAAAAAAAAGTATTTTGAAAGAAGAATATCCGCAATTAACAGAAATGAGTGTAAAAATATTAATGGAAAGTAAAAAAAGAGATACATGGGTATTTTACTGGGCAGCAAATAAAAGTAAAGATCCGACCCAAATAATGAGCGAACAAAATGCATATGGATCAAATACAAATCATGGTATACTTAAGACGGATGGTGATGGTAATTGTGAATTTATTTTAAATTGTCCACAACCATATCATGTAGATAATATAACATATCCTCGGCATGTTCATTATACATTTTTAAGTGATGATGATATATGGAATGAAAATATTAATAGTATGGTAGTTATGTGTAATATAGATTATAAACAAATGGAAAAAATAAGTGATACAAAATCACATATAATAATAAATGCTCTAGTAGATGATGATAATATACCAAATAGTATAAATTTAGATTATAAAATATTAATTGAAATGGATCGTACAGAGAGAAAACATTATTTATTAAGATTTATTAAAAAAAATATTTCAAAATATCCTAAATTAGAAGCGCTTATAAATTCAAATCGTTTAAAATATAGAAATATACCAATAGTTGTTTATTGTATGGATAAAGGATGTGATGCAGGATACAAATTAGCGGAATATTTAATTGATTGTAATATTGTAAATGTAATACAATATACTGGTGGAATAGAAGAATGGAATAGTATAAAAAATAGTATAAAAAATAAAACAGATAATGATATAGAAAATGATGACATGGAAATAGTAGAATATAATAATGAAAAATATTATATTCATAAGGATTCAAATGATGTTACTGCTGAAGATTATGAATTAGTTGGAAAATGGGATCCAGAAAGAAAAAAAATATTATGGTATTCAAAAGATAATGCAAATAAAGATAATGCAAATAAAGATAATGCAAATAAAGATAATGCCAATAATGATAATGCCAATAATGATAATGCCAATAATGATAATGCCAATAATGATAATGCAAAAAATAATGTAAATGGTGATAAAAAAGAGGGTGAAATAGATATAGGCGATAGATATAAAGAAAAAATAGTAGTAAATAAACTAGATGGGGATAATAAACCAGAAGAAATAGAAAACATAAAGAATGAATCAGATCTAGATATAGATGAAAAAAAAGAATTAATTGATGATTATGAAATAGATCAAATATTAAAAGATGAGAATGATAAAGATATAAATGATTTAATTAATTATAAAACAGATATAGATATAGATAATATAGATACAACAAATATAGATGATATTAAAGGAGGGAAAAAAAATAAATTAAAAGAAATAGAAATATATAATAAAAAAAGTGAAAAAACAAATCTAAAAATAAAACCTGTTAAAATAAATAGTAAAAAAAAATTGAATCGTAAGTATAAAAAATATGGGATATCATTTTTTTAAAAAATATAATTATTTTTTAGGATAATTTAAATATTTGAAATAATAATATTTAAATTAATTAAATGGATAAAAATAAATGGAATATAAAATGGAATATGAAATGGAATATGAAATGGAATATGTCAAAAAATGAAATAGATAATATTGCATTTAATATTATTCAAGAATGTCTGAAAGAATCTAATAAAGAATATCTTGAAATAAATTCATTAATACAAATGATCGAAGGAAAAACAAAACATTTAACCATTTTATATAAAAATAAAAATAAAACAATAATTAATTATTTAAAAATAGAATATAATGGAATAATAAGATTTATAGATAATTATGATGAATTTGGTATACTTAAACGTGATAATAAAATATATATTCGTTTAATGGAAGATTATTTAATTGGTTGGGAAATTATTGATGGATCCTTTAATACATTAACATTTTAATGCTTTTTTCTTTCATATCCATCATAGCATTTTCATTAATAATAAAAGAACCGGATGGATTATAATCTTCAACAAATCTAAAATCTTCTTTTACTTTTTCTTTTTTTACTTTAATATTTTTTTTATTTTTCAAGTCCCATGAAATATAAATATAATTTGGTGGTATTTGTTTTAATATAAATCCATTTTTATTTAAACTTGATAATAAATATTCGCTTAATTCATTTATATCGTATAATGGTACACCGATAATAAATTCAGGTATATTATAAATACATTCTGTTTTTTTATTTTGTGCATATAATTTTATTTTGTTATGGCATCTTTGTAATATTTTATCAAATGTTTCAAACTTTTTTAATTCTGTACGTCTAGCAGATTCATATAATTCATGTATATTTAATTGTGACATACTTATATAATATAATAAATTAATTTAAGTTTATTGACATATTTTATTATAATAAATATTTTAATGAATATTGATACATTATTTTTATCTGGATGTGGAACAAAAGGAACTACTTTTATAGGATCATTTGAAGCATTAATTGAAAAAAATATTATTGATTTTAAAAATATAAAAAGATATATTTGTTGTTCTGGCAGTAGTATTATAGGCGTTTTACTTTGTTGTGAATATAATTTAAAAATTATATATAAATTATCAGAAAAATTAGATTATAGTAAATTATTAAATTTAGATGATTTAGATGATATTTTTTTAGATAAAGGATTATTTTCAAATGATAATATTGGTAAATTAATAAATAATATAATATATAAAAAATATAAAAAAAATAATATAACATTAAAACAATTTTATCAACTTACAAATATACATTTCATATGTAAAGTTTATAATCTTTCTGATAAATGTGAAGAATATTTTTCTTATGAAAATCATCCCGATATGAAAGTATCAACTGTCGTTCAAATGACAACTTGTATACCATTTTTTTTTAAACCAATAAAATACAATAATAAATATTATATTGATGGTGGTTTATTATGTGTAATGCCTTTTATAAAAAAATACAAAAATTATATTGGAATATATATTCACGGTAAAGAAAAATCTAAAATTGAAGAATTAAATTTATTTGAATATATTACATATATTAATAGCTGTTTAACACATAAAAATAAATTAAATATAAAAGATAAAAGGATTATTCATATATATACATTGTTTATGCCATGTATAAATCTAGATGTTTGTTTAAAAGATAAAGATATATTAAAACAATCTGGATATGATGAAACAATCCAACATATAGATAAATTTGATTTATAAAAATATAAAAAGATAAATAAATGAATAATCCATTATTAATTAGAAATCTTCCTAAAAACATTCAAAAACAAACTAAATATAATATTAATTTAATAAATAAAAATATTAAATGTACAAAGTTAAATTATGATTTAAATGAAGAATTAAATTTATATAAATCATTATTTAAAACACATCATAATAGTGTTGTATTTAATCTTAAAATTAAAAAAAGAAATGGTAAAAAGGTATGGACTGATCGTATTAGTGATAATCGTAGTTTTATAGAAAGTTTAGATAAAGATGAAGAAGTTGAAGAATGGTTAAAACATGTTAAATGTGAAAGATAATTAAACCGTATTATTATTATGAATTGTTATATTATCACATATATTAATACTTGAAGCATATATACTTGGAGCATATATACCTTGTGCAACTAATATTCCAGTAGATCCACCAACAATCACTAATGTCAGAATCCATCCAATAAATATTTTATAATATAAATTATTGTTTAAACAATCGGATAACTAGGTATTATAGCTATACCACATTGTCCTCTTGTATCATTTGTATTTTTTAATAATCTTATATATCCATTTTCACCCCATTGTTTCCCCCAACTATTTTTTACTATCCAATAATCCATTTCATATAAATTATCATATCCATATCCAATTAATAATACACCATGATCTAAATTATATCCACATTCTGGATCACTATATATACCAGATTGATATAATTGGAATGATCTTTTATTTGCTTGTATTGCTACTGATACAGGTTTATTAGATACTGCTCTCATTAATGCCGTTTCATTATTTTGTTCAACATTACTATAATTTTGTATTTTTATAATTGGATTACAATTATTTATATTACACATATCATCTTGTGCTGTATATGGATATGATAAATTTGTACATAAACTATTATTCATAATATATTGAAATGCTAAATCCATTGAACCTCCCTCACATCCTTTATTTTTTATAGAACAATCAATTAATTCTTGTTCAGATAAATTATATAATACATTATGTTTGATTGCCCATGCAGATTCAACTGATCCAACCGCAGAAAAAGCCCAACATCCACCACATTGTCCTTGATTTTTAACTGATGATACTTTATATTCGTCTCTCCAATCTATACTATCTTTGTATTCAGAAATTAATTCATCTTTTATTGTATTATTTGTTATAATTAAATGATTCATACTAGGATAAAACTCGTTTATATATTCCCTTTCTACAAATTGATTTGGTTCTAAATTGTATGATGCATTTTTTGTATTATGTTCTTTAATATATTCTGTATTATTTATTCCAGATAATAATAATAATCCAATTGTTTTTATAAAAGTTAACATATTATAATATAATTTATATTTTTATTTATATTTTAAGTAATATAATTGATGTATTTACAATTAATAATACAGATTATTTAACAGAAGATTATTCTAATACATCAACTAAATTAAAAAGTAAATGTAAAAGAGGTATATGTTGTTGTTTTAGCACACTTATATTATTAAGTAGTTATGCTTTAGTTTTTTATATAGGGCATACATATGGAAAAAATAATTGTAATTCAACAGAATATAAAGAATTTGAATTATAATATTTTAAA